TTGAGGGTGGCGTTGATAACGTAGGCGCTCAAGTCCTGCCGTTTCTGCGCGCTTTGCTCAACCCTGCCGGTAAGACCAAGGACGAACTTGAAGCGGACGCGGAATCGGGAAACGAGTAGTCCGGGAGGGGAACGGCAGCTACGTTGATGAGCTGTTCCAGATCGCTACGGGCTGGCTTGGTTGGCCGGCGTCTGAAACCTGGAACACGCCGGTGGTTGAAATCCTGATGGCCTGGGATTCAAAACGGCAGTTTCTCATCGACACCAATCCTTTCGGCAAGCGAGAGGATAAGCCGGTCGCCGCTCACGTTGCTAGGGAAGTGCGGATGGGCTTTCGAGTTGCCGCAATGAGCCGTAAGGCATCTGCCTAATAGTTGAACGCGACACCCGCTTCGGCGGGTTTTTTTACGCCTGGAGGAAATGAAATGGCTGATGCTGACGTTCAGGGCATGTTGGTCAGGATCGAGGCCACCACTGCTCAATTGCGGCAGGAGATCGCACGCGGCGAGTCCTCGGTAGCTCAGGCTGCTCACAAGATCGATTCCAGCCTGGGGCAGGTCGACAAGGCATTTGATCGCACCGAAGGCAATGCCAGTGTTTTGCAGAAAGCGATCAGCAATGCTTTCACCGGTATTGGCATCGCGGCAGCGGCGTCGGTCGCCGGACTGGTCGCCATTACGGCCAAGACCACTGAGTATGCTCAGGAGGTCAAGAACCTCGCGGCTCTGTCGAACACCTCGGTAACCGACTTCCAGCGTCTGGCGGCTGGTGCGAAAAGCGTCGGCATCGAGCAGGAAAAACTGTCCGATATCTACAAGGACACCAACGACCGCGTAGGTGAGTTCATCCAGCGCGGCGGCGGTGAGATGGCCGACTTCTTCAAGGAGATTGCCCCACGTGTCGGTGTCACTGCGCAGCAGTTTGCCAAGCTTTCCGGACCCGAGGCGCTGCAGCTGTATTACAACTCGCTCGAAAAGGCCGGGCTGAACCAACAGCAGATGACCACCTACATGGAGGCCATGGCTGATGAGGCGACCGGGCTCATTCCGCTGCTCAAAAACAACGGGGAGGGCTTCAAGCAGTTTGGTGACCAAGCAGAGAAAACCGGACGCATCCTCAGCGAATTCCAGGTCGACCGACTTGTGCAGGCCAACGTCGCGATCAAGAACCTTGAGGGATCGTTTGACGGTGCGGCTCGCCAGTTGGTGGTCGGGTTGCTGCCGAGCATCGAAGGCGTCACTCAGCGCCTGACTGACATGGCCGACAACGGCGCGCTGGAAACCATTGGCTCCGCTGTTGGCTTCCTGGTCGAGCACTTCAACGTGTTGGCTGTGGTCATGGGCGGGAAGGTCGCTGCGTCATTTGCAGGATACCTCGGCGGGCTTGCCAGCAGCACGGCGGCGAGCGTTACAGCCAGGACGGCGAACATCGCGCAGGCTGCGAGCGCGGTCGAGGTGTCGCTGGCAAACCAGCAGGCCGCACAAACTGCCGTTGTTCGTGCGGAAAAAGAAGCGTTGGCGGCACGCGGTACCGCAGTACAAACGCAGCTGTCGTTGCAGTTGGCCGAAGCGCGGATGGCTGAGCGGGCCGCAACGGCACAAGTCGCTGTTGCGCAGGCGGGGCTCAAAGCTGCGTCGGGTAGCGTGCTGGCACTGCTGGGCGGGCCGGCAGGGCTCGCGGCACTGGCGGTCGGTGCCGGTATTGCTTTTCTCACCATGGGTGGCAATGCCAAGGAGGCTGGTGCCAGTCTTGAGGACTTGAAACGGCCCATTGCTGAGCTGCGGAAAGAGTTTCAGGCGCTGACCAAAGACCAGCAGCAGGCGACCATCGTCACTGCGCTGCGTCAGCAGGAGCAGGCCGCGTCCGAAGCCGGAGATGCCTACACCGACTTTCTCAAGACAACTCGCCAGGTGCTGGGCAGCACGGTAGGTACCCGGATCGCCGGTGAGTTTAATGAGGCGCGAAGTTCCGGCAAGGGGTTCTCGGACACCCTTGACGACATTCAGAAACGCTTCCATGTGCCAGAGGATGGCATGCGCTCCCTGCGAGAAGCGGCGGGGCAGGTCAGCACGCTTGATGTTAAAACCGGCCAGCTCACGGATCGTGTATCTGCTTACCGGCAGGAGATGAGTGGGACAGTCAAACCGACTGAAGACAAAACCGCAGCGGACCGCGTAGCCAATGAGGCCGCGAGCAAGTACCTCGGAACGCTCGATCAGCAACTGACCAAGCTTAAAGACAAGACCGCTGTCGAGCAGGCGAACACCTTCATCACCGAGAACAAGATTCCGATTGAAGGCGCGTTAGCTGCCAAAATTCTGGACCGCGCCAAGGCAATCGATGCGCAAAAGGATGCTGACAAAACAGCTACTGAAGCCATCAATGCGGCGACCGCCGCGACCAAAAAGGCGGCGTCAGAAGAAGAGGCCAGAGGCAAGGCGCTGACCGACCTCAAGGCGCAGGCTGATATTGCCATCAATTCGGCCAATGGTTTGGCGGCTGCATACCTGGCGGGGACCGATAAAACTCGTGAGTTCAGCGAGCAGCAGAAAATCGAGGAAGCGCTGCTCAAGACGGGCGCGAACGCTCGCGGCGAAGTGATTTCCAAAATCAAAGAGCAGATGGATGCTCAAGATAAGTTGGCAGTCAGTAAGGCGGCGTACGATCTCAACACGGAAACGACGGGCCTGCTCGCCCAGGCACAAGCGACCCTCCAAGGTGCGGAAGCGCTTGAGCAGTACAACGTGCAAAAGGCGATGCAGGTCGCGCTCGCCGGGAAAAATATCGAGGTTGGTAGTCAGGAATACCAGCAGTTGTTGGCCGCGACCAAAGCTCAGCAGGACGCGATCAAAGTCGCCAGACAGGCCTCGGACGCCGGCAGCATCATTGACCGTCTTTACCCGTCGAGCAAGTTGCTGCGCGACTACACCGAGGACCAAGCGGCGCTCACCAAGGCCATGGAGCTTTACCCTGAGCGCGCAGATGCCTACCGCGATGCTTTGCAGCGTTTGAGCCTTGAGTATCAACAAAACCAGCGTGCGGCCACGGCTTGGGGCCAGTTCACAGAGGGTGCAGTCGACCGTATCGACGAAGCCTTTGCAGACATGTGGAAGTCGATCTTGAGCAAGTCCGGAAACTTCATGGACACGCTCAAGAACAGCTTCCGTCAGTTCCTTGCGGAGTTGCTGCATATGGCCCTGACGAAGCCGATCATCGTGCAGTTTGCTAGCGCTCTGGGCGTCGGTGGTGCTGCGGCTCAATCGTCCGGGCTGTTCGGAGATCTGGGCGGTGGCGGTGGGGGGATCACCTCGCTGCTCGGGACCGTCAAGAACGTGGTTTCTGTTGCGGGGAGCAACTTTGGCAAGGCGCTCATGTCGGGTTGGAGCGGTGGCGACGGCATCGTTGGCGGTATTCAAGGCGCCTTTGGCAACGGGGCCGACTACATCAAAACCGCGATCACTGGCGCTTTCACCACCGGCTCTGCGACTGCAAGCAACGCGGCTGCAAGCCTGGCTGCAGGATCTACGCAGGCGGGTTATACCGGCGCGCAGTTCGGCAACTGGGTTTCTTCGGCCAACGCTTCGTCGAGCCTGTCGGCGCTTAGCAGCACCTTGAGTTACGTGGGAGCGGTCTACTCGGTTATCAGCTCGTTCCAGCAATACGGGCTCAAGGGCGGCGCCACTACCGCAGGGTTTGTGGCGGCAGGGGCTGCGATTGGCTCTGTTGTCCCGGTTATCGGTACCGCAATCGGTGCCGCGATTGGTGCGGTGGTGGGTACGTTCGCCTCGAGCAAGCTGTTTGGCAGCGGTGAGAAATATCCCGATCTCAGTACGTCCGCTCAAGGGACCTATGTGAATGGGCAATACACCACCCGGGGCATCGTTCAGGGTTGGCAGACCAAGGCGCCGAAGTATGGCGCTGCCGTCGACATGCAGATGGACGCGACGGTCAACAAGTTCACCAGCACCCTGGGCATGCTGTACTCCGTGCTGGGTAACGGATCGCAAGTCGATGCCTACGACATGTTGCAGGTGCGCAAAACGTCCGGGAAATATTCGACCACATTCGGCACGACCATCGACGGCCAGGGCGGGGCCAATGCGCTGGAGTTCCATCAGCAGTTCAATGCGGCGGATGCAGCTGAAGCCCTGCAGCATAATTACGACGACATCATGGGCACGTTCCTGGCCAAGGCCATCGTCAGCTCGAAATCGCTTCCTGATTATTTCAAGGCTCAATTTACTGATTTTGCCAGCAGCTGGGACACCACTGCCGACGAGGTGATTAAGGCGATTGAAGGCGTCTTCACGCGTTTCAATGGGGTGAACGACGCACTATCCATGATCAACGTCAGCAATCTAAAACTCGATGACACCGGGTTGAGGGCGTCTGATTCGATCTTGAACATGATCGGTGCGATGTCGGATCTGGACACGACGACGGCTACGGCCAAGGAAAAAGTCGACGCGTTGAACACGGCGGTGGGTACCTACTACCAGGCATTCTTCAGTG